TAGACAAATTCGCGCTTGATGATGAAGTCATCAGGCACCCCCAACTCTTTTCAGAGGTCAGTGATCACTATGTTGAAGCTGCTGCTGACCGCGACTTCTTCAAAGAAGAACTCGCTCGCGTGGACGCTGACTTGGGCAACTACTACCGTGGTGAGTTGGGCAAGAAGGGCCGAGCTACCGATAAGGCGGTGGAGGCCAAGATACTGTCCGACCCTGATCGCCAGAAGGCTTTTGACCGCTATCTGGAACACCGCGTCAAAGCTGAGAAGTGGTCGGCTCTGAAGGACGCCTTTCAACAGCGTGGATACATGCTGCGTGACCTTTGTTCGCTATACACCAGCAATTATTGGCAAGAAGCATCCGCGAAGCCAACGCAGGCCCAAGAAGCTTCTCACTACAATGTAAACCGCCAACGTATGTCCAATGCACGGGCAGCAAGGAACGGTGAACATGCACGGTGAGATACTTCTGAGTGTGTCAGTTTTCATTGCCGCTCAGTGGTTGATAGGCCATCAGTTGATCGATCACTATTTCAATCGAAAAGCCGAAATGGTCGATCACATTATTAAGCAGCAGAAGGAAGGTGAATTTAATGCCTAAGCAACAGGAAGAGCAGCGCGGTTTCAGGTACCAAAAGCGCAGCCGTGAGGACCTGAAAGAACGCGCCAACATGAAGGGCGGTAACTATGACAGTTACATCAAGCCGCGCTTCAAGCAGTGGAAGCCAAAGGATGGTAAAAACATCATCCGCATCTTGCCTCCTACTTGGAAGGATGCCCGCCACTACGGCATGGATATCTTTGTCAACTTCAATGTTGGCCCAGACAATCAGAGCTACCTGTCACTGAGCAAGCACGGCAAAGGCGCTGACCCGCTTGAGGAAGCGCGCCGCGAGGCACAGCGTGAGGGTGACAAGGATTTTGCAAAGAAGCTCAATCCCTCTCAACGTATCCTGTACTGGATCATTGACCGCAATGATGAAGATGAAGGCCCGCTGCTGTGGGCTGCCCCCTTCACGTTCGATAAGTCACTGAGCAATCTGTGCATCGACGAAGAGACCAAGGATGTCATGTTCATTGACGATCCGCAGGAAGGCTGCGACGTGCGCTTCTACAAGGAAGGGCAGGGCTTGCTGACCAAGTATGACCCCAGCAAGATGAAGCTGCTGAAGTCGTCCACCATTCATGAGGATGAGGGTCAGGAAAATGACTGGCTGGATTTCATCCATGAAAACCCGCTCCCTGACGTGCTCAACTTCTATGACTACGACCATATCAAAATGACTTTTGACGGTCAGATTGGTAGCCGTGATGATGACGATGACGAAAAGCCAGCGGCACGCAAACGCCCGTCTAACCGTGATGATGATGCTGCTCCACAGCGGCGCACACAGCGTGGAGGTGGAGAAGATGATGCCGAAGATAGACCAGCACCTCGAAGCGGGCGGCAGCGTATACAGCGCGATGCTGATGATGATGCCGCAGATCAGCCGCGCGGACGACGAAACGCCAGAGATACTGAGGCTGATGATGAACCGGCCCCGTCGCGACGTTCAACTCGTAAACCTGATCCTGAGGAAGATAATGAGACGCCGCGTAGCAGGTCTCGTTCCCGCGTGGATGAGGATGAGGAAAGGCCTGCACGAGGACGTGTGAGTTCACGTCAGCAGGAAGAGCCTGAGGATGATGAAGCCTCTGAGGAGGAGGCTGAGGACGAAGACCCCCCTTCGACCCGCCGTACTTCAAAGTCAAAAGATGAGGGGCGCGGCGGCAACCTGCGTGAGCGGCTCGCTGCGAGGCGTAGCAAAAGCCGCGACGACGACTAGAAAGGCTGAACTCCTACGGAGGGCGGGGATTGACCATGTGGTGGTTGATCGCCGCCCTTTGTGTGAAATCATGGGGGATAGTATACCTTACGACAGGTGGGAACGTGAGAAAGAAGTTATCAACCGGGCCGGTTACCGCAACTGGCTAGCATTGTTGGAAGATAGAAATGCCGCAAGTCGTAAGCGATCCAAATTACACAATGACGATGAAGATAGTGCAGTCACACAAGGAACTCCTAATTAAGGAGATGGAGGAATCAGGGATTGACCCTGTGCTGTTCTCAAGGCTGGTGGTAGTTGCCCTAACTTCTCTTGCTGCCACCTACGCAGTAGATATCAACATGCCTTATGATGGATTTGGCCGCACCTGTCAGGCCAACTATGCTGAGGCCAACCGCAGAGCCCCGAGGTTTTCCTAATGGTACTGGCAGACGTCACCGTCATGCTCGCGCATGATATTTGCATCTCACATGCTCACCGTTCAATAGACAACGGCTATGAGCCAGTTTGGGAAGAGCCATGGAAGGCGTGCATCAAGGTGCACAAGGAGTGGCTGGCCCGCAAGCTCTACATTGATAGCCGGGCAGAACTTCCGTTTGTCAATACGGCTGCGGATGCGTTGCCTTGAAGCGCCGTCGCAAGAAAAGAACGCATTGCAAAAACGGGCATTTGCGCACCGAAAACAACACTGTAATTCGAAAAGACACGCGCGGTAACTCCTATCGTGAGTGCAAAATATGTAAGGCGGAGAGCCGCAAGTTGCGCTATAACACGGACCCATGTCGGCAGAGCTCAGTCAGGATGAATGCAGCATGGGCACACAACCACAGAACAATGATGAAATACGCGGAGATTTTCGGTGGCTAAAGCGGCTAAGCGCGCCCGTGCGGTTCTTAAACCGTCTAATTCCTATTTCACGTCTGAAAAGACCAACATTAAGTTTATCAGTACAGGATGCACTGTACTTGACTGCGCTCTGGGGGGCGGTATTGCTCTCGGGCGAATTGCTAACGTCGTGGGTGACCGCAGCACAGCTAAAACAGGTACCGCAACTGAAGTGCTTATCAACTTCGTCCACGGCTACCCGGATGGAGTTGCTGCCTATCGAGAAACCGAAGCAGCCTTCGACGAAGCTTACGCAGAGGCAATGGGCCTCCCCTTAGACAAGGTTGATTTTGGCCCTGAGGACAAGCTTCACACGGTAGAAGAGTTCTACAACGACCTAGACAAGTTTTGTGATGCCCGGTTGAAGGATAAATCACCGGGCCTTTACGTTCTTGACTCCATGGATGCCCTATCAGACGAGGCTGAGATGGAGCGCGCCATTGACAAGGATTCATTTGGCGCTGGCAAAGCCAAAAAGCTGAGCGAAATGTTCAGGAAGATAAACCAGAAGCAGGAAAAGGCAGAAGTTACGCTGCTTATCGTGTCTCAGGTGCGTGACAACATTGGTGCCATGTTTGGTGAGAAACACAAGCGTAGCGGTGGCCGTGCATTGGACTTCTATGCATCACAGGTGGTCTGGTTGGCTAACCTTGGCAAGGTCAAGAAGACCATCAACAAGGTTGAGCGCACGGTGGGCATCAAGCTGAAGGCCAGCATTAAGAAGAACAAAGTTGGCCTGCCGTTCCGGGAGGCTGAATTCCAGTTTGAATTTGGTTTTGGCACCAATGATCTTCTTGCCAGTGTGGACTGGCTTAAGGAAGTCAGCCGGTTGGATGCCATTGATTTGAAGGTTGATGAGTACAAAGCGTTTGTGAATGATATTGCCAAAATGTCTTCGCAGGAATATGCTGACGAACGTGCTCGAGCTACGTTAGCTGTAAAGCAGGTTTGGGCTGAGGTTGAAGAAACCTTTATTCCTAAGAAGAAAAAATATGGATGAGATCTGGAAACGCGTACCACTTGACTTGATCCCGCCTCATATCGAGGTCAGCAACTTTGGTAGGGTAAGAAGCTTACCCTACAAGACCAATCACAAGGACAGGAAACCGTACCAGCGCGGCAATATCATACGCAAGGTGCGGGAATACGGTGCCCTGACCCTCAGGTGCACAGACGGCAAGAACCATGATTTCAGCTTGGCCTATCTGGTGCTGCACGCTTTCAAAGGCCCCCCGGCTTACAAGTCATTTGCCCGTCGCATCAGCAAACGCCGCATGGCCCACCCGTATCACATAGACAATTTGCATTGGGTGGAAGATTTGAGGAGCATAGAGTGCGAGCAGGCGGAGGAAAGGCAAAGGGCAGCCAGTTTGAGCGTGACACATGCGTTCAACTCTCTAAATGGGTGAGCAATGGCACTCTTTCTGATGTGTTTTGGCGAAGCGCTATGTCGGGCGGCCGAGCAACAGTCGCCTTTAGGAAGCATGGTACCCGTCACCGCAATCAGGTGGGGGATATTTCTTACGTCAATGACATTGGAAAGAAGTTCATTGATCAGTTCGTGGTTGAATGCAAATTCTATGCGGATCTGAATTACCTTGGCCTGCTAACTGGCAAAGGTAAACTTCTTGATTTCTGGGCCAAGCTCAAGAAGGAGGCCAAGGATCATGACAAACATCCTTTTTTGGTAGCTCGGCAAAACCGGCTGCAAGCTCACGTGATCGTTGATATTGATGGTCGGCGTGAGCTTGGATTTTCTAATTCCCGGCAAACTCTCTTAATCAGCATCCCGCACAATCTCTACATCTATGATGCTGATAATTTCTTCAAGGCCTGCCCACCCTACCTGTGAAAGGAAATACATGAGTTGGTCTTTCTACCATAAGGATCACCCCAAGGAAGTCAGGGCACGCGCTGACTCCTATTTCAGCCAGCCGTACATCGGTACCATGCAGCATGGTGAGCGGATGGTGGCTCTCTTGGCACATGCTCAAATCGTAGCTGCGTCCGAGGGCACTGTGCCGGGCTATGACATGAACGTGTCTGCCTATGGCAGTACCTCTACATCAGGCAATGATGGTGTGACACACAATGTGAACGTCACTATTTCGTTTGAGAAGCAGCCTGACCCTGCAAGCGAGGCTGACAAGTCAAAGGCTGAGTAAGATGATTTTCTGCGGGGATACCCACTTCACCGACAATGCTCGTGACGCGTACAGGTTTGGGCTGTTTCCATGGTTACGGGAGCAGCAGAAGAAATGGGACCCCGCAGTTACTTTCCTTGCCGGTGACATAACCGACGCCAAGGATAGGCATTCTGCCTCACTAGTTAACAAGATAGTAGAAGGGCTGCTTCTATTGAAGCCGCCTGTTTACATTTGTATGGGGAACCATGATTACCGAGATCCAAATAATCCATTTTTCAAGTTTCTTAATCATATTGACGGTATACGTTTCATTACTGAGCCTTGTGTTACTGAGCACGGGAATATTGCGATTATCCCTCACTACAGAACTCAGGCTGATTTCGATGCTGCTGTACGCCATACTGCTGGCTGTAACCCCAGCGGTTTTCTTATTCATCAAACATTTGATGGGGCTATAGCTGAAACAGGTGCCCGTTTGTCGGGCTTGTCGGCCTCACTGATTGAGTCTGTGAAGGCCCCCCTAGGTGTCTATGCCGGTGACGTCCACAGGCCTCAGCGGTCAGGAAAAGTGACCTACATTGGTTGCCCGTACCATGTCCGGTTTGGTGACAACTTCTCACCTCGTGTGATCAAGCGGGATGGCACATTTGCCAATCTGACGTTTCCGGCCCCGTTCAAATGGGCATTGACTATCCGTGATGAGCAGAACATCCTGACGAATAAAGAGCTATGCAGGTTCGATCAAGTCAAGCTGACGGTAGAATTGACCCGTGAAGAAGTGGTTGACTGGAAGGGCATCAAAAAGCGCATCGTTGCTGCTTGCCGTGAGCGTGAACTCGAAATCCATGGCGTCAAGTTAGAAGTCAGCAATTCTGCTCCCCGTGAGCGTATTAAGTCAGTTGAAGGGCAAACCAGCAAGGAGACATACCTTGAATTTTGCCGAAATGAAAATATTGGGTCAGATATTAAAAAAGCTGGCCTTAAGCTTCTACAGGAAAACGGAAATGGGCAGAAGAACGTTCTGTGATCACTGCGGCAATACGATCAGTAATGATCAGCCCAAGGCCTACTGTTTTGGAAAGTACCCCACTTATCATTCTCAGTCCTCCCAACACCCTTTGGGGGCACTGATCGCCGCAGGTGGTGGGGGCGGGGGCGGAAGCTACACCGGGATGCAGAGTGGTTACGACGTCAGCACCCTAGTCAGGGTCGAACTGTGCCCAGTCTGTGAGCCGATCTGGCTTGAACGAGTTAAGAGGCTCTGTAACCCACCAACGGAAACAAAAGAGTGACCTTCACAATCAATTGGGCGGGGTTAAATAATTTCCGCTCCTACAAAGGCTCCCACAGACTTGAGCTTCCTTCCAAAAGGGGGCTCTATTTTTTTGGCGGCGTCAACAAGGCTCAGGATTTGGGTGCCAACGGTGCCGGTAAGTCCACCTTCCTTGATGCCATTGTCTGGTGCCTGTATGGACAAACGTCGCGGGGCCTCAGGGCCAGTGACGTGCTCACATGGGGTGTCAGCAGTGGTTGCTCGGTTGAAGTGTCACTTACTATCGGTGAGTCTGAACACCTTGTAAAACGCACACAAAAGCCCAACAGCCTGCTATTGGACGGCAAGCTAGTGGACCAGCCTGAGTTAGAAAAAACGCTCAGGCTCAATTGCAGGGCGTTTCTATGCTCAGTTTTGAACGCACAGTTTGGCGAGTCATTTTTCAACATGTCGCCAACTGTCAAATTGACACTCTTCTCAGATATTATGAATTTGGACTATTGGCTTGAGTTGAGTGACTTGGCCAAGAAACGATCTAATGAATTGCTTGGCCAGATAGACCTGCTCACACGTAAGGTGGAGAAGCAGGAGGGCCAAATAAAGTCCATAGAAGAGGACATGGCCTTCCTTAAACAGTCAGTGGCTTCCTTCAAGGAAGAGAAGCAGGCGCGCATTGATACAGCCTACAAGAAGGCCAATGATCTAGAAGAAAAATGCGAGATCCTGGAAAGTCAAAGTCTCAGCCTTGATAAGGAAATTGAAAAGGCTGAGATGCGGCTCAGCAGTCAGCATGTTGTCGTCAGCAATCATGAAACTAGGGTGGATAGTTTTCTGGCTCAGATCCAGAAAACTAGTGATAAAAGAAAAGAATGTGAGATGTTGGTTAGGCAAAATCAAGCCGCCATCAAAGAGCTTTCAAATGATGACGACCGCTGCCCCGTATGCCGTCAGAAAATGCACAAAGCTATTCGCCAATCAGAGATCGACCGCTTCACCTATGACGCTGAGGTTGAAGGCGACGAAGCAAAGATGCATGCTAGTGTCGTGATCAAATTAACTGAAGAGATGTTGTTGGCAAAGTCTGATCTAGAGTCAGCCAGCGCCAAACTCCGTGCTGGTGAGCGTGAAATAGATAAGATGAAGCAAAAGTACACGCGATTGAAAGCTGAGTTGAAGATGAACCTTAGACTAGCAGATGATGCCGCTGAGAAGCTGTGTGAGGCACAGGACCAAGAAAACCCCTACACAACCATCCTTGATAATAAGCGCGGCCAATTGAAGAAGTTAGAATCTGACAGCATCAAAGACCTTACACAACTAGCCGATCTTGAAGCTGCACAGGCCGCTTCCTACTATTGGGTAAAAGGATTCAAACGGATCAGGCTGTACGTCATTGAAAAGGCCTTTAGGACGTTAGAAGTTGAAGTGAACAACAGCTTGGCCCAATTGGGGATGACTGATTGGCAGGTTACCTTTGATGTTGAGCGTGAGAACAAATCAGGGGGGACGACAAAAGGCTTCATCACCCTGATACAGGGGCCGTCTAATAAGGTGCCTGTGCGGTGGGAAAGCTGGTCAGGGGGTGAAACCCAGCGCTTGCAGCTAGCCGGTGACCTAGGGCTAGCCAACCTGATCATGGAACAGGCTGGCCTAGTTAGTTCGGTTGAATTCTACGACGAGCCCTCGACTCACCTATCCCCAGAGGGCATGCTTGACCTTGCTGACATGCTTCATGAGAGGGCTGTCACTGAGGGGAAAACCATATGGATTATTGATCATGCCTCTATCACCAACTTTGGTGACTTCGAAGGTGTAATTGAAGCAAGGAAAGATCATGACGGAAGTACAATTGGCTACAGAAAATGAACCAGAAGACCTGAGTATGCTGACTGATAGGGAGCGTGACATTGTGCTGTCTATCAGGGACAAACAGTCCATGGAAGTGCTAGGCAAGAAGTACAATGTCACCAGAAACGTCATAGCAGGGTGGCTGTACAGGGCACGTAAGAAGGCCGGGCTCAAGCCCGATAGCCCATTGCGGCAGTGGAAAAATCGAAAGCCGCCAGAGCGTAAACCAAAAGATAATGTTATTGCATTTCCCGGTAAAATGACTATCTCACGTGCCCCTGAAAAGTCAAAGCGGGTACGGTACAGAATGATCACTGACGAAAATATGGTTACGTTTGAGGAATTGACGGCGGACAAGTGCAAGTGGCCGTTCGGTGATCCGCGCCAACCTGATTTCCGTTTCTGTGGTTGCCCGCGCACAGAAGGCAGCCCGTACTGCCTCAGCCATACCGCTATTGCCTATAACGACCCCAAGCACCGGTCCAGCAAGGGTGCCACGACGCCGCCTAAGCGCTGGTATCGCTGATTGGAGTTGCCTTAGAACAGAACAGTTGCTATTAGGCCGCCTCAACAATTTGAGAGGTGCCAACATGAAAAAGGAGCAAGCCATGACGAACCTATAGTGGGCAATTCCGCCCCTTAAGGAATGTCAATGGCAAACGCACCACATCGTGCCAAAAAGACCAAGAAAAACCGTAAACATGGCCGCGCCACTGCAAGCTGCCTTATTTACAAAAACTCTCATAAGCGTGAGCAGAACAAGGCGGTTCGCCTAAAACGTCACCTTAAGAAGTTTCCTGATGACGTTACCGCCACGGATGCACTGGCGCGCTGCAATCAGGTTCTCGGTCGGCACTAAGGGCAGGCCCCCAGACGTGGGGGCCTGTTTCATTTCTAGCCATAGGGATTCCTGATGGCATACCCTGCAATGCTGCGCTCATGCAGCCTTGTCCGCCCCCCGCCGCTATTGCTGTCATGGACTACCCAGACACCGGGCCGCTCAGTCTCATGAACCAAGACAAACACGTGGTGACGGCGGACAGCTACCATATTGGGCGCGGGATATGCCCGTGGGAAACGGAACCAATTGGCGGCTAGGTTAAGCGCCGGTATGATCTTGTGAAATAAATACAGGGATGCACCGCACCCGCAGAAAGCATGGGGGCACCCGCTGGGTCTGCCCCCAATAACCCCAGAGGATGAATGATGGAAACTATGATAGGCGTAATGATGGTGGTACTGACGATGGTGATTGGCATGGTGGCTGTGGTGAACGCGTGCCGTAGCAGGGGCCACACCAATAACAGCAAGAGCGATAGCGATAAGTAGATGCTTCATCAAATCAGTTCCCGTTCTGTTGAACTCACAGAACGGGGTTAGCAAATTGAACGCAATAAACAACCCTTGACAAAGGCATCTAAATCAAGTGTAGTGCTTTGTGCAACACGATAAGTGACGTTTAGGATGCCTGCTTTCAAAGACCTGACTGGTGAACGTTTCGGAAAACTAACAGTTATACGATTGTCTGAAATTAAGAAAGCTCATTTGCGTTGGGTCTGTAAATGTGATTGCGGAAAATTAACAGAAGTATCGGCTGCCAATATTGGCAAATGCACCAAATCATGTGGCTGCCTTAGAAACACACAAGGCGGCCTTACGCGCAAGCATCCACTTTGGGCTAGATGGAGTGAGATGCACTCACGTTGCAATAATTTTAGTGACAAGAATTATGGTGGAAGAGGCATAAGGGTCTGCAAGCGGTGGCATTCATTTAAGAAATTTCTTGAGGACGTAGAAGCTACTTACTTCGAAGGTGCCACCATGGACAGATACCCAAACAATGACGGTAATTATGAACCATCAAACTTCAGATGGGCCACGCCTCTTCAACAGATCCACAATAGACGATCTAGAAAAAATTAAACTCCAGAACTCTGGACGAAACAGTAAACATATCCACTGCGGCTAAGGAAGATGATGAAATGCCCGGTTGGATTTCCACGGTCCCATTTCAACTTGTTGTCTGGTATCTCAAACTCAGTACCAACTGGGATATGAGGCCGCATGCGGGGCTCATCAGGCCTGTTGTCGGTGATCTTGCAAAAGGTGTGCCCATGGCGCACTGACACGTCGTCGCACCAGTAGGCATCAGCCTGACCGCAGCAGGATGCTGTCGGGACATCAGGCTGCATGAGATGCTCATACCAGTCCTTGACCGCTGGGTCTACGTTGCCCCATTGGCCGTCATCATGAGCGAATGCAGGTGATAAAAGCAACGCTAACGCGAACAAGATACGCATGATCTATCTCCAGACGAAAAGCACTAGCAGTGCGTAGACAATAATTGCGGTTGTAATCATCCTTCAGGGTACTCCCCATCTATTGATTTGCGGTGTTGCGTGATCCATCCTTCACCACGCTTAAGGCCGTTAACTTGGTCCCGGACATCACGAATGTCGCGTCCGTGGTTATTGACGCGTTCTTCAACGGTTGTGAGGCGTGTATCGATGTCTCTGGTTTCTCGAACGGTTTCTTCCAAAGTCTTAAGTCGGTAGGTAAGTAAGTCCATCCTACTACCAAGACGATGGAAAGTGCCCACAAATCCGATAATGAGAACACCAGCATTGATCACCGCGCTGAGGTTAAGAGACCAGTCAAACGTCAGAGCCATTTTCTTTTAGCGTCCCCATCAAGTAGGTTGGGGGCCGGTTATCCGGCCCCCTTACGCTAACTCTTACTTGCTGATGTAGTATCCGCTGACTTGCTGACCGTTCACAATGATCGGGGTAGCGGTGCGGCGGATCAGAGTGCGCTTGCCGTTGACAATGGTGGCGGTCGGCGGATTGGTTACCGTGCCAGCTTCAGCAGCGGTGCAGATGGCCTTGGTCGCCTGAGTGACCAGATCAACCACAGCACCTACGCCAACGTAGCTGGCAACCACGGAAGCCACCGAGCTGATATCCGGAACGAAGCTGCAAGCCGTTTGCACATCGTTCTGAATGTCTGTCTCAACCTGAGACAGCACGGTGGGGTCAATGACCGGCAGGCCAGTGGCGGAGTCAGTGGCGCAGCCACCGAGCAACGAACCAGCAGAACCGATCAAACACAAAGCAAGCGCAGCGGAGATATAATTACGTTGAAACATATTCAACTTCCTTTTGCAGGGGTAGATTTTGGTAGTGCAGCAAGGTACCCTTGGATCACGTCAGTCACGAACAACTGAAGTGCGGCGTCGGGCACCATAGAACTATCAAACTCACTGTAGTCTTCCAAGGCTTTACGCCCCGCCTTGAAAGCCGCATTTAGAGCGTTCTGATCGATAGCCATGGGATCAAATCCTTCCTGTCCATGCGTCACCGCCCGTGACCGCGTTTGCTGCGTAGTCAATGGGCATCCAGAAATGCCCATCGTAGCATCCCCAAGAAGTACCCCAACTATTCCTGATCAGCAGGGCGGTATTGCTAACCCGTGTCGATGGGATACCAGACTGAAGGAAGATAGGATTGGTTTTGAAGTCGGTATCATAACCGACTACAAGCACGTCGTGCCCACCAAGAAGTTGCTCATTAGGCTGCGGGTACGCCATCACGCCGGTTGACGCAATCTGACTATCCTCAAACGACTCATACACTTCAAAACCAAGGATAAACGGAAAGCCCTCAGCTAGGCAATTGAGGAAGTCAGTTTCAGCCACGAGCTGGCTGAACTTGGCAATCTTGTACTTGGCAGCAGCTTCCAAGACAGTGGCCGATGGCGCGGTGAATAGATTGGCTTGCGTGTAGGGCCAGAGGCTTTCAGGAGCCGCGCCCGTGGCCTGAAGCACCTTGAAGAGGTCATCAGTCTCAACGCCATTATCTTCACCAATGTCGTTCTCAATCTGACGGACACCATAATAGATTTGCTGACGGCTGAAGCCCTGCACGTCAGGATGAAAAAAGCACATGAGGCCAGAGGCGCTGTTAGGGCCGCAAGAGCCTTCCGACCCCTGATCAAAGCAGGCAGGAAGCTTGTTGCGCAAATCAACCTGCTTGGGCAGTTGAATTGCCATCTTGTGCTGCGAGGGGCAAAAACGATCGCCCCTGAGGGTGGTATTGCGCCTTAGATTGTACTTATGCATTTTTCTTCGGCCCCAGAAGGAATGTTGCATCCGGCTTAGAAGGGATGAAATGGAGAACACCATTGACTGCGTTGACCACCACATTGAAGATGCCCAATCCTGCCAGAATTTTGTCAGTCGCGACTTGGCCGAACAACGTTGTGAACTCTGCACCGCAAAGAAGCAGAACGGAGATAATGGCAGCGCCAAGACTCATGATGACGCCCCATTTAGGGTCCAATGTCATTGTAGGTATCCTTGTTGCATGGAGAACTGAGCTTCTTAATATCATGGACAACAAGGATAAACAAGATTACACACCTAATAGGTGCTTCCAAATAACTAACCACATTTTTCTATCTGATGAGCCGATTTGGCCACCGTTTAGGTGTTCAGTGACCATGTAGATGTTGTCTGATTCTGCGTAGGGCAGACACCCGCAATTGATGAAGTCAGCAACACCGCATTCAAAGAAATGAAGTGGGTCAAGAACGAGGTCCGGGTTATTCAGGAGGTCAAGGCCTGTGGGCTTTGCTAGTGAAGCATACCCATCCCTACCAGTGACTTGGGTAAAACCACGCCCACGGAAATTCCATCCATCATCGGTACCAATGCGATTGCCCATCCGTCCATTGTAGGCTTGATTGGCAATCATCTCTGGATGATGTTGCATGTTAAGTGCTTGAGCAGGAGAGAAGTGCGTTGGCCATTGCTTGAGAAGGACACTGGCCCGGTAATTCAAATTCTCAACTACTGCTTCCCCTGCATCACACTCATGCGATCCCTGCGCCATAATGTGAGCAAGGACAAGATTGTTGGGGATTTTATATTTGGTGGATACTTGCTGATAGGTATTAGCCATTCCTTCAAGAAGACCTTTGATCTTTAGATCCCCGTGAGGCCATGCTTTCAGTAGAAGTGGAAGCGTCAGCATGGCATCAATTCCTTTAAAATACTGGAGTGTATGTGATGACGATTAAGCCAGCCTTACCATTACCTCCAGTACCGTTGGATGCACCACCGCCCGCGCCAGCCCCATAGGTACCACCGCTACCGCCCACGACACTGTTCGATCCTCCCGCACCGCCACCGCCTGATCCGAATGCGGGGCTGCTTTGGTATTCAGTGCCGTTGCCGCCGTTGGCACCCAAAGAACCAGATCCACCAGCACCACCATGAAAGTTATCTCCAGCGCCACCAGCACTTCCAGCATTGCCATTTTGTCCAGAATTACCGGCCCCATTAGGCCCGGCCGCACCACCACCGCCAGCACCATTCGTACCGGACACGCTGCCGGAATTGCCGCCAGAGCCACCGCTAAATAAGGTCGTGCCCACACTGGAGCTGGACGAACCACCGTTGGGGGAATTTGATGCCTGACCACCTTGTGCCCCGCAAGTGAGTGTAACGCCTTTGGAGGCGGCATTTGATAGTGACGTAGCGTTAAAATATGTATCGCCGCCAACAGTGGGGGTAGAAGTTCCTGAAGCGGCTCCACCAGTAGCGATGCCCACATTAATTGTGCTGCTGGGGCTAAGCTGGACATTGGTTGATTTCGCATATGCGCCACCGCCGCCAGCAGTTCCAGCGAACGTTCCTGTTCCTGCACCACCACCGCCACCGCCACCGATGCATTCGACGGTGTTGTTGATGTTATTCCAATTTGCTGGGACAGCCCATGTTGATCCAGACGTAAGGAATACGGTTACCGGAGTATGAGGAGGAGGCGTCGGGTAAGAAACGATGACGATCCCCGTACCGCCTGTGCCGCCTGTATAGTTTCCAGACCCAGTGAAGTTGCGGCCACCAGCGCCACCACCACCGCCAAGTCCATTTGTACCTGCACTGCCGTTACCGCCAGAACTGGATTGAGCGGCGTTTCCGCCACCTCCTGTACCGCCGATGCCGCCGGGGCCTCCGAGCTCTGTGCCGCCGCCACCGCCGCCAGCATAGGTAACGCTTGCGCCACTGATCGAACTTGTTAGACCATTACCGCCATTGCCGCCTGCATCAGTGTTCGAGCCACCACTGTCACCGGGCTGTCCCGCGCCGCCGCCACCACCCGCACGGCGAGGGCCGCCACTGTTAGACCCTGAGCCTCCAGAATTTCCTTGCCCGATTACCCCGCTGCCACCGCTAAATGTGCTATCGCCGCCGCCACCGCCACCCGAGCCGCCATTTATGCCACTACCATTTTCGTTGCCGCCGCCACCGCCGCCGACTGCGTCTAAACCAACGAAGGTAGAGTCGCCACCATTGCCGCCAACGATGTTGCCAGAGACCCCGGTGCCGCCAGCTCCAATCACAATTGAATAAGTCCCGGCGTTCAGAAGGAGGGACCCGGTGATAAAACCGCCGCCACCGCCGCCACCGCCTTCGGCACCACCAGCGCCACCACCGCCGCCAGCGACTAACAGATAGGAGATCGTCCCCTGACCAACGCAGGTCAACGTGCCGTTTGTCGTGAACGTATTGATGCTGTTGGCGCCTGATGTCGTCAGGGTGCCGCCCGCGCAATTGAGTGGTTGCGCAGTGTAAGAGATGACTACAATGCCAGAACCGCCCTGACCACCACCTGAGCCCCAGCCCCCTTGCCCGCCGTCACCGGTACCAGAAGCTCCCGGAGCTCCATTGCTGCCATTAGTAGATGAAATGCCACCCCCAGCCGCGTAAACAACGGGTGACCCAGTGATGGAGTTGGTGGCCCCAGCACCCGCGAAACTGAGGCCGCCTGAGCCTGCTACACCGCCACCGCCACCGCTTATCCCGCTCGTATTACCACTGCCACCATTACTTCCTTGACCGGAAGTACCTAACCCGCCAATCGTGCCAATCGAGCTGCTGCCGCCACCGCCGCCGCCTGAACCGCCATTGCCACCATTAATGCCTTGACCGCTGGGGACACCAAGGCCACCAAATCCACCCCCTGTCGCAGATAAGCTAACACCGCCCCCAGAAATAGTAGAATTGCCGCCATTACCACCTGACGTGGGTGACGTGCTACCAGAATTGCCGCCACCACCAACAGTGATTGTGTATGATGTGGCTGTCAGATTTACAGTTCCAGCAAGGTAACCGCCAGCACCGCCGCCACCGCCTTCGGTCGCTGCCCCAGAAGCGGTACCACCGCCGCCGCCGCCACCCGCGACAACAAGATAGTTGGCTAAACCAGAACCCGTGCAAGTAAGCGTTCCACCAGAAGTAAATGTGTGGATACGCATGTCGCCCGACGTAGTGACAGTGCCGCCAGTGCAATTGATGTAACTTTGCGCACTACTGGATACTAATGCAATTTGGAAGGTGCCGGGCAAATTGGCTTGTGCCGTCGATAGCAAGCAAAGCCAAGGCAGGATTACAAAGAGAAAGATTGATCTACGAAAACTCATGATCAGTGCACGTTGTTGGTGAGTGATGCTACACAGAAAGTTGAGGACCGGCAGGAATAGGCCAACACGTCAATATCCCCTGCCGCCGTGCTCAACGTAGGCGCAAGACCGCCCGCAAATTTGAAGACTGAATTCCAGACCGTAGTACGGGAGCCAGTTCCATCTTGAATGAACGTGATCATACCAGACTGGCCAGCCTTCACGTTGGACACATTCATCGTCGTGATGTTGCCGGTCAAGGTGACGGCAGTATTGATGAATGTTGAGAAGTCAAAACTGGTCGTGGTGCCGAAAGTTGTCGTCGTCTCAGTTGGATAGATGATAGAAGGTTGAATGGCTACCCCAGTAGCAGTTCCAGCCAAATATTGTGCAACGGTGGCAAGGAAGGAGCTAGGGATGGTCGTGGTGAAGCCAAGCACACCTGATCCATTGACTGATAAGAGGCTGTTGTTTGTCTCAGCCAGCCAAGATGGCACACCAGATGAATTGGTGTTCAAGATGCTGTTATTGCTTGGCGTGATGCAACCATTCCATGCAGTGGAGCCCCTGTAAAGCATGCTGTTCTGAGCGCTGCAACTTAGGCCGCCATCTATAATGGAGCTGAGCGTGGCAGTCGTGCCGTAGTTCTCAGAGGAAGACGGATTGGCATAGACATTCCATGCCTTCAACTTGCCCACTTGGGCGGAAGCAGGCGTGATGAGGCTCAAGAAGAGCAGTGTTATGATAATCCTGATCATGGATGCAGTACCCAACCTCCAGTGACCGGGTAGAGTTTAACCCCACCATAGTCAGTGTTTATCGTTATAGACGCGGAACCCTCGATGGTGTCCGAACCATTGGCGGTTATGGTGATGTTGTTAGTGTTGGCATTTCCAGATGAGTCTTTGACTGCCACCGGGTAACCATCCACTGCTGAGGCGGCCATCAGGTCGATCGTGACAGCGCCCGTCGCCGTGCTGACGAGAATGAACGTGTCAGTAGCTTCTGCTTCGTAAGGCGACTGTGCACTGCTGATGGGCGTGGAACCGTAGAGCTGTTGCCCAAGAAGGGTTAGTGCACTGCTGATGTCTGTGAAGACCGCATTCCAAACCGACGATTGAATAATATCACCGGGGGCTGCACTGGTGGCACCACTTGCCGGGGTATAAACTCCTTCTGAGTTGAACGGCATTTCTTATGCCCCCGCAAAGATAATTGTCTTGAATAGAATTGTAGGCTGAATAGTTCTAAATGCGGAACTTGACCCACCATTGTTATTGCCGGAAAAGAATGCACTAACGCCTGTTGTGTTGATAGTGGTGTTCTGGTTTCCACCACTGGCCCCACCGGGGAAAATGCCGTTGGTCAGTTCTTCACCGCCACGGAAGGGATCATAACTATGTAAGTGGCCACTGTCATTGATACCAACGCCCCCAGATGGCGTGTAACTGGGGGCGTTCGCGGTACCTAAATTGTTAGATTGACCACCACCAGTACCACCCAGAGTAGTCGGTGAAGTGAAAAAGCTAGTTGTCAAGCGACCAGCGGCACTTCCACCCATGTCATCTAGGCCACCCCTGACACGGCCACGGCAATCCGGCACATTGAACGTCGTGGCCCCATCCCCAGAGCCATAGGTCGTGCTGACAGCCGCAAACAATTTGGCGTAGGTGGTTCGGCTGACTGCTTGCCCGAAACATAGGATCCATAAGGGTGGGACATCAACCACACTGCCACTGTAATCAAGCAAACCGCCTATTGGGATACCTGTAGTTGTCGGGCCATCCCAGCCATTGGAGTCAAATGTCCCAACCTGAACACCTTGGACAATGACCCCAATATTGCCGGTATCCGGTCTGGAAAAACCGGTATTAAGTTCGTTGGTAAAGCACCAAGCCGGTTGAATTGTGCTACCGTCTGCCACCTTCAAAGGGCCGGTCATGCCAGCCTGACCGTCGCGCGGCAGTGACCCGGTAAGGGCAGTAGCGATGTCACTCAAATCGCTATTCATTGCCGCCGATGAAATAACGGTACCGGCAACAAATGGCGGCTGTGGAAGAGAATACGTGCCTGAACCGTTCCTAGGCATTGTTTATCCTTAAGGAGAACGCCAATGTGGTACATATTCCAAATAGCTGTAGCCAGCTATGTGGCTTACGCTTGGACAAAGGAGCCGGGAAATTCCCCTGACAACTTTGGACACGGCCTGTTTTTGGGAGGTGTGATAGCGTGGTGGTTAACGCTACTCCTCACCGGCACGCTTGACGTTACCAAAAGACTTATCAGACGAAGGCAAGCAAAGCTAGATAAGAAGTTACTTGCCCTCAAGCTGGTTGACGGGCGGGGCCATCAACAGACGCAACAAAGTTTCCCTATCAGGGGCAGAAGTGTGGACGCCCGGCCTCCAAAGTTGATTTCCTAGATAGGCTTGTGCTGGTCGGCTATTTGCAAGTCTGGAAGCGGCGTTGCCACCAAGATTCCAAACTGGGTCAGCAACAAGATGCCCCAAGACCGCACCTTCAGCGCCAGCCCCCGCCGCACCATGACCCCCAAGAAAAGCATCCGCACCAGAACCAGCCGCGCCATTCAGAATGGTCATAAGAAGATTAAAACTAGGCGGCGCGGTATGCGACGCCTCAGGCAATTCATGCATGACGCGACCTGCATTCTGAGCAAGCGGTGCAATGTCGCCCATGTTCCTATTGACACGCTGCGCGCCTTGTTGCCGCGTGGAAGCACTGAGTGCTTCTTCAGGCGTTATGGTATCACGGCCAATGTTCG